AGGAGGCAACGGGCAGTTGCTGCCCTTGGCGCAGCTTGCTCTGTTGCACGCGCTTGGGGAAGGATGGGAGTCGGAGCTGGCAGTCCCGACCAAAATGCCAAAGGACAGCGGCTACCCGACGGCCTACAAGCTGGACATTGCGAACCCGGTAATGATGATCGGTATAGAGCTGGACGGAGGCTCTCACGGGTCACTGGAGCGCAAGACGCTGGACGCCAAGAAGACAGACCTTTTGGTCTCATTAGGCTGGTCCGTGTATCGCGTCTCGAACGAGAGGGCTCTACATCTGTATTCAACCTTCACATCGGCGGACACCCTTCTTACTTCGCTAACGGGGTGGCAGTCCACAACTGCCACCTGATCAACCCGAAGGAGGCCGGCATGTGGCGCTCCTTCATCAGCGACCTGGCCCGCTACAACCCGCACACCCGCGTGATCGGCTGGACCGGCACGCCCTTCCGCGGCAACGGCGTGTGGCTGACCGCAGGCGACGACGCGCTGTTCACCAACATCCCCACCCGCGTGACGATGAAGGAGCTGCTGGAGCTGAAGTTTCTGTCGCCCCTGGTGCCGGCTCCGACCGTGGCCAGGGTGGACGCACGCGACGTGCGCACCTCGGGCGACGACTACGTCATCAGCGAGCTGGCCAAGGTGACCGACAGGGCCGACCTCGTCGAGGCCACCTGCCAGGAGATCGTCGAGCTCGCCCGCGACCGCAAGCGGTGGCTGGTGTTCGCCGTGACGATCGAGCACGCAGAGCACGTCAGGGACGCGCTACAGCGCCGCGGAGTGACGGCCGCTGTGGTGAGCTCAGAGACCCAGAAACAAGAGCGTGCAGCCCTGATTGCGGCCTTCCGCGGGGGCAGGATCCGCTGCCTGGTGAACGTGGCCGTGCTGACCACCGGCTTTGACGTGCCCGAGGTGGACTTCATCGCCCTGCTGCGCGCCACCAAGAGCCCGGTGCTGTACGTCCAGATCGCCGGCCGCGGCATGCGGATCGCCGACGGGAAGACCGACTGCCTGTGGGCGGACTTCACCGACACCACGATCGAGATGGGCCCGGTCGACGAGGTCAAGGGACGCATGCCCAGCACCAAGCGCAAAGGCGATGCTCCCAGCAAGCTGTGCCCTGAGTGCGGCAGCCAGAACCCTGCGGCCTCGCCGGAGTGCATCGACTGCGGCTTTGAGTTCCCCGAGCCTGAGCGCATCAAGCACGGCGATCGCGCCTCGAGCGCAGCCATTCTCAGCGATCAGAGGGAATCGTTCGAGACCGTGCCAGTGACTGACGTGCGGTACGTCCTGCACATCAAGCCTGGCAGCCCTCAAAGCCTGAGGGTGGACTACTACGCCGGCATGCTGCGAGCCGTCAGTGAGTGGGTGTGCCTATCGCACGATGGCTACGCAAGGAAGAAGGCCGAGGCCTGGTGGCGAGCGAGGACCAAGATCGACTTCATCCCCTCCAGCTCCGAGGAGGCGATCGAGTGGCTGCGCTATGACCAGAACATCATCCGCAAGCCGGAGCAGCTCTTGGTGGCCAGGGGCAGCAAGTACCCGAGCATCGTCGGTTACAAGTGGATTGCAACTCACGAGGCTTAACCAGCATGACCAAGACCGAACTGAACATCCGCGTCGAGCTGCACGAGCGCGAGCTGAAGAGGCTGCAGTCGATCATGATCAACTGCCAGAGCTGCGAGTACTACATGAGCAACTACTGCAAGAAGTTCGACGCAACGCCACCGCAAGAGGTGATTGCGAACGGATGCGACGAATGGACCTACGACTTCATCCCCTTCTAAACATGAACGCAAACGACACCCAAGTGGGCGGCGACCACTACCAGCACCAAAACATACAGACCTGGGACTACATCGCGGCCAACGGCCTCGGGTACTTCGAGGGCAACGTCGTGAAGTATGTCAGCCGCTGGAAAGACAAGGGCGGCATTCAAGACCTGCGCAAGGCCAGGCACTACCTCGATAAGTTGATCGAGTTGGAGACCAAAGACGCCCATCACCCAGCGGGCCGCATCAATGCTGGGCACAACCCCCGTAAGGATTTTTTGGAGAAAACATGAGCGCCACTTACGCCATCGCCAACGTGCAGCACGCACTGCAGGCGCTGAAGGAGAAGGTCCCCCCGGAGAAGTGGGGCGAGACCCCGCTGCCCGTCATCGCCGCGCCCGGCTGGTGGATGGAGGAGGTCCGCAATGAGCTGGGCGTCGCGCCCGGGTTCGAGCCTGGCGAGATCCACGGCTGCCACGTCACCCGGAACGACAACGTCACCGAGCCGGCGCTGATTGACCACGACGGCAAGGTCTACCCGATCTTGCCGCAGTGGCTGCGCGCCAAGTCCGCGGCCGACAGCGAGGGGGGTGAGGTATGAGCGTGCCCTACAACGGAGGACCGGCGTTCCCGCGCCCGGCGAGCGTCTCCCCTCGGGTGGCCGACATCAAGCAGCAGGATGGCATGACCCTGCGCGATTGGTTCGCGGGGCAGGCGATGCAGGGCTTCATTGCATGTCCAGACACACAAGGCGAACCTGAAGGCATTGCAACTTGGTGTTACCAGATGGCCGACGCCATGCTGAAAGCGAGGGAATCATGAACCGCCCCAACTACCGCGAAGTCGAGATGGATGTCATCCGCTGGGCTGAGGCCAGGCGCATCATCCCGAACAGCACGGCGCAGGCTCAGTTCCTGAAGGCTGTGTCGGAGATGGGCGAGCTGGCCGACGCCATCAACAAGAAGGATCTGGCCGCCACCAAGGACGCCGTCGGCGACACCCTGGTGTGCCTGATCAACATGTGTGCCCTGCTAGACATCGACATGGTCGACTGTCTGGCCGGCGCATACGACGAAATCAAGAACCGCAAGGGCACACTGCTGCCATCTGGCGTCTTCGTCAAGGAGGCAGCATGAGCTTTGTCTGTCCACTGCCGCCAGAGAAGGTCTTCGTGCGCGCCGAGTACCTCTACGACCACGACCCATCCCGGGTCGGCCAGCTCATCGAAGGGATCTGGGTCAGCGCAAAGTCCATCCGCGGCCAGGCCTTTCGCTTCGAGACCTACCTGCCGGAGTTCGGCGCGCTGTACGACAAGCTCCCGCTGAGCGCGTTCGTGTGGCACGACGTCCTCGAGGAGGATGATCAGCTACCGCTGGATGTCCTGCAGATCTGGGACTGCATGAGCTACCACATCGAGGTGATCGACAAGCCTTTCCTCAAGGGACTGCGCGCTGAGTTCTTCGGCAAGGACAAGCAGCTTCACCAGGGCGAGTTCATGCTGACGATTGACTCGTGCAACCCCGACCCGCGGATCCCCGACTTCGGGTTTGCCGAGACGCCGGAGGAGCACAAGTCGTTCAACCTGCTGCGCCTGGACAACGGCCAGTTCGCACTGCAGCCGAACAACCGGTGCCGCTTCTTTGACCCGGCGATCACGCACTCTGACCTGCGCACGCCCGACTTCAAGGTGTGCACCCGGACCTACCGGGTGGAGAACACCGCGAAGTGGCGCCTGGGCGACACCTCGACGGTGACCTACGACGAGCGGGGCGAGTAGGTCAGTCCCGCTCCTCGCCTTCCACCGTGAGACCGGCCCTGAGCCGGTCTCTCTTTTCCTGCTGCAGCTCGATCTGGCGCTCGGCATTTTCGGAGCTGATCGCACCCTTCTGCTCCAGGCGGCGAATGCTGCGCATGCTGGCCTCGATGTCTCGGATGAGCTTGTTCTCCTGCGACTGCCGGATCTTCTCTGACAGCTCTAGGTCGATGGGCCTGGCCTTGATGCCGACGGTCTGCATGGCAGAGTAGGCAAGCGACACCGGCTGACCCTGCTTGTCCACGCCGGTGTACTCGGCGATTCCCAAGTTCAAGGGCTCGCCCATCTGGTTGGCGATCACGTTCATCGCCCGCTCGAAGTGGTTGTTACCCACCGCGACCGCTGGAGTGAACTGCTTCCACGCCCATTCGGCGCGCTTCTTTGCAGCCTCTGCTTCGGTGTCGGCCGCGGTCACGATATCCTTGCCACGGAACGTGTCCTTGTTGGCCAGCATCGCGTAGGCGGTGGTCAGGATCGGGTTGTTCGGAGTGAGCGGTGCGATCAGCGGCACGCCGCCAGCGTTGTTGACCGCGTCGAACAGGTCGCCGCCAGGGAAGATCCGGCTGACGTCCAGGAACACGGGCAGGCCCGTCGCCTCGTCCATCCCGAGGCGGATGGACTTGTAGGTCCCCAGCGTCAGGCTCGCGCCCTTCATCCACTCAGGCAGGTTCTTGCGCTCGTCCGCCTCCAGGGCCTTGGCCTGGGCCGCGAAGTCCTCGTCAGTGAAGCGCCGCTTGATCAGCTCCCACCACTCCTCGTCCTCGCCCGCCCCCGCAGC